TAAAGCGTATTAGTAGATATAGGACACGCCGGGAGGCGTACCCTTGGGCCGGGGATTCTCGGCTATCTACTATGGCCGTAAAGAAGGCCACAGGCTGCCAGCGCGCCTGCATAGAACACTGGCATTTCATACACATCATACACACGAAAGAAACAAAATGAATCCATTTGAACTACGCTTTGCTACGTTTACTCAAGCTAAAGAACTATTAGAAAACAACTATAAAGCCAGTATGGCTGCATGGGATCTAATGGACAAAACAGCTAAACAATTAACTGAAGCGGCCCCACAGTTTCCTACAATGGAACAAATTATTGATGCCGCAATGCAAATTAACAAATTTGTTAGCGAAAGCACAGAAAAAGAATTAACCAAAGCAGTAAAGAAACTTACAGGATTTTAATATGGCAACTAAACCCGGTTTGTACGCAAACATCCACGCTAAACAAGAACGCATCAAAGCCGGTTCTGGCGAGAAAATGCGCAAGCCGGGCGCCAAAGGTGCCCCAACAGCATCAGCATTTAAACAATCAGCCAAGACTGCAAAGGTAAAGAAATGAAAGACTTTAAAAAGATGGTCAAGATGGCTGCCGGCGGTAGTGTTGAAGACTTTATGAATAAAGCACGTGAGTTTAGTAAATCAGGAAAAGACATAGACCCTGGAATTCTGCGAAAAATTCCAAAAGATTATGTTGACACAGACCCCGGTATTGGAAGACCAATTCGAGACACAATAAAAATCCCTGGAGTCGGCGAAGTTCCAAAACAACCAATGAAAACAACACCAAGCGGCGCGGTTTTGCTTAAAAAAGGCGGCAAAGTCAAACGCGGGAATAAGAAAAAATAATGAAAGACTTTAAAAAAATGCCTAAGATGGCATGCGGTGGCAGCGTTGGTAAATATGAAGAAGGTGGTGAAGTGTCTTATGATAGATTTAACGCACCAGAATTAAAAACCGGCCAAAAACTTGGTGAGTCAGCATTTGAAAAAGCAGAATCAAAATATAGACAAGATAGAGGGATGACAAAATCTTCTGTTGAATCTACAAGATTTGGACAAAAAGCATACGAAGAAGCACAAAACAAAGCTATTCGTGAATCAACTAAAGGCATTCAGTCTAAAAAACGTGGTGGAAAAGTTAAGAAAAAATAATGGCAACTAAAAAAAGTGCTCCATCGCTTGCAATTGGTCGTGGTGAAAAGCTACCAGTATCTAAGGGCGCTGGGCTTACCGCCAAAGGTCGCGCTAAGTACAATGCCGCGACCGGCTCAAATTTAAAAGCCCCTCAACCAGAAGGTGGCGCTCGTAAAAATTCATTCTGTGCTCGCATGTCCGGCGTTAAAGGCCCGATGAAAGACGAGAACGGCAAACCAACACGCAAAGCAGCAGCTCTAAAAAGGTGGAAGTGTGGCAGCTAAACAAAAGAAAACATTTACCAAAGAGATGGCTTCGATCATCTTAGAACTTGGTAAGCAAGGTGCCTCCCAAAAGGCCATGTACGCTGCCATCGGCATCAGCAAGGACACTGCTGCCCGCTGGAAAGACGAAGACGAAAGTTTTAAAGAAATCATGTCTTTGGCAACAACTCATGGTCAAGCGTTCTGGGAAAATATGATGCTTGCCAATATTGACAATCGCGCTTTTAACAGCCGCGTTGCCGAGATTGCCCTGCGTGGGCAATATCCCGATGATTACAAAGACCGTCAAGAAATTAAATCCAATGTAAAACAAGAGGTTACAGTGGACTTTCATAAAGAAATAGCAGAACTGCTTTCCGCCCTAAAATAGCAGGAAAATATTTTTTCAGTTTTTAACAAAAAGCCACCTTGAAGGTGGCTTTTTTGCGTATTAGTAAATGTACGATAAACCGAATTGAAAGAATCAGATGACTGCACACGCACTCCTGTCCGCTTCGGGCTCAAAACGCTGGCTAACATGCACACCCAGCGCCCGCCTAGAAGCTACCCTACCAGAACCAAAACGTGGCGCCGGAGCCTTTGACTTTAGTCAAGAAGGCACGATGGCCCATTCTCTGGCAGAGATTAAATTACGACACTATTTTGAACAGATTGGAATTGAAGAATATGAGCGCGAATACGAAATCATCAAAAACACACCGTACTACGACGAAGACTTTGAAGCCAACGTCGACAACTACGTCCTCTACGTTCGTAGTCAGATTGGTGAAGGCGATACCCCGCTATTTGAACAACGTGTGGATTTCAGTGACTGGGTTCCTGACGGCTTTGGTACAGCCGATGTGGTTATTCTTTCTAAGCACGCCATTCGCGTCATCGACCTCAAGTTTGGAAAAGGCGTCCCCGTCCACGCGCAAGACAACCCGCAGCTCAGGCTCTACGCGCTCGGTGCGTACTCCAAGTTCAAAGAAGACTACCCTGACATCAAAGAAGTCAGCTACACCATCCACCAACCAAGGCTTGACAGTATCAGTACCGACGGGACAAGCGTCAGTAAATTACTCGACTGGGCAAACACCTACGTCAAAAAGCAAGCCAAGAAAGCGTGGTCAGGCAACGGCGAATTCCTCCCCGGTGAGCACTGCCAATTCTGCCGCGCGAAAGCGCAGTGCCGCGCCCGCTCAGACTTCAACAACGAGCTTGCCAAGCTTGAGTTCAAAGAGCCGCCGCTCCTCACCGAAGAAGAGTTCAGTCAAGTCTTAAGTCAAGCGCAAGACCTGCGTACTTGGGTGAATGATGTAGAAGAGTTTGCGTTAACTCGCGCAGTCGAGCAGGAGATTGTGCCTCCTGGATACAAGCTCTCCACAACGGTAACGCACCGTAAGATTTCAGACCACGCACTTGCTGCGGTGGTACTAAAAGAAAAAGGTATGAATGAAGAAGTCATTTGGGAACCCCGCAAATTAAAAAGCATCGCTGCTTTGGAAAAGCTAGGGCCCAAAGGCCAAGTGACTGCTTGGTTAGGTGACTTAGTTCTCAGACCGGAAGGTTCACCCAAATTGGTCCGCGTTAAAGAGACTGCTTCGGAGGACTTCAAATGACTATCTCTCATTACATTGTCAGCATAGTTGGTATTGGGTATTTAGTAGTCGGCATCCAGCAGTTGATGTTAAAAAATACTGGAGCCGCAATTATGTGGATTGGATATAGTTTTAGTCAAATTGGTTTGTACATGGGATTGGCAAAATAATAACTATAAGAGGTGCCTATATGTTAGTACAATGTTATAATTCGGAATTTGAAGTTCCGGATTTATTGATTGAAAAGTACTATAAAGATTTTGATGGATTACCGGGCAGTGGACGTTATCAAGATGTCACATCACTCCGCGACTCAACGGACGAAATTGTAGACATTATTGCTGAAGAACCAGATTTGCTCAAAGAGCCAGAATACCTGCATGACTTTTTAAAAGCTTTAGCAATTCGTAAAGCCTTGGAAAAACATGGTATTTTGTACGATTCATAAGTTTCTCACATTGTGAAATAATTAGTAGTTGATTTGCGTATTAGTAACAACAGTAAAGGGTAGACGAGCTGGCCCCTATTGAAGTCCAGTTCTAACGTTAATAAGGTAATATCATGACACAAGCAACTAAAGTAAAAATCGTAACCGGTAAAGTTCGTTTTTCATACGCGAACGTATTCTCACCAAAAGCATCAGTAGAAGGTGGTACACCAAAGTATTCCGTATCCATCATCATTCCTAAATCTGATAAAGAAACTATTGCCAAAATCACCAAAGCATACGAAGACACCAAGGCTGGCGCAGCTGCCTATTTCGGTGGCGCAGTACCAAAAGGTCTTAAAGGTGGTTTGCGTGATGGTGACGAAGAGAAAGATGATCCAGCATACGCAGGCTCATTTTTTATCAACGCTAACTCAGCACAAAAGCCTGGCGTTGTAGACGCTGACTTGAACCCAATCATGGACATGAATGAGTTCTACAGTGGCTGCTACGGCCGCGCATCAATCACTTTCTATCCATACAATGCACAAGGTTCTAAGGGCATCGCCTGTGGTTTGAACAACGTACAGAAGTTGGAAGACGGAGAGAAGTTAGGCGGAGCAACATCCGCTGCAGCAGACTTCGCAATTTAATAGTAGTACCCAGTAGTGGGCGGGGCGGCTAGAAACTGGCCGCCCTTTTTGCCCTTTAAAATAACCATATAACAATAGAGAAAATAAATGGATCAGTATCAAGAATACATTGCCGCCAGTCGTTATGCCCGATTCGTAGATGAGAAACACCGTCGTGAAAATTGGGGCGAAACAGTAGATCGTTATGTAAATTATATTTTTGAACGTACACCAGCAATACAAGAAAATACAAAATTAAAAACCGAAATTCGTAGTGCCATTTATAATCTTGAACTAATGCCGTCCATGCGAGCCATGATGACTGCGGGAAAGAGTGCCGATCGTGACAATACTTGTGTCTATAATTGTTCTTATTTACCTGTCGATGATCCTAAATCATTCGACGAAGCAATGTTTATTTTGCTCTGCGGTACGGGAGTTGGGTTCAGTGTTGAATCGAAATATATCAATCAGTTGCCAGAAGTGCCTGAACAACTGTTTGAAAGCGAACACACCATTGCAGTTCACGACTCCAAAGAAGGTTGGGCCAAGTCATTACGTCTACTCCTCGCCAACCTCTGGGCTGGAGAAATTCCAAAGTGGGACGTGTCCAATGTCCG